CGTTCCAACTGCTGTGATCACAACGTCCTCTTTCGCCACATCATCAAAAATAGTGACTTGCGTAAATGGTGTAAAACCATCAACACTAGCCACTTTTAAAGTAGTTGTGCCTATTTCAACAGCCTCAATAATGTCCGTTAAGGCTTTATCCAAACTTATTTTGTTTGAGCTGCCATCTAAAACATCTGCAAATGTCCCAGAGTTCCCAGGTACTCGCCCGTCCAATTCCAATTGCACACGCATACGCTCCATTTGCCGATATATTTCAATCATAAAGCGATATGCGTTAAAAATTCCCCACTCAAAGTTATTTGCAAACTCTGACATGAACGGTGTTCCATCATCTATAATTTCGCCTGTGACTGGATCTTTAATATCATCATGCCATTGGGTACGCTCATAGGGATTCTTTTTGAAATTTAAAGGTATCTCACCATTCATTAGTTTACTCACTTACTTTCACTTCCTTCACCTCGAGTTGTAGAGGAAATGCGATAACATATCCCTGTGAACCTTTTTGATAGTTCATTGTTTTTACATACAATTCACGCCCATAACTATCTACTAAAGCAGCACGTGTAACCAAGCCTTGTTCCAGAGTTAATTTCACATACTTTCTTAGTCCATACTTTGTGCTAGTATGATAGATTCCTTTGTCATAAACGACTCCATCAATCGTTATCTTTGCACCTACAACAAGGTTACTTAAAAATTGTTGAGTTAAATCTATCATCAAAGGCTGTATTTCGTTCAACTCCTCACACCTCCTGCTCTAAATCTGCCACAAACTCGATTGTTCATAATGAAACCATAAGCATTATTTGAAACAATTAATACTTCATTTCCAAGTGCACCATGAGTTCTTGCTGTTTTAAAACGTCCACAAATTTTATGGTTTATTTGCCATGAATAGGTGCCACCGTGAAGTATCAAAAATTCATTTAATTCATTTAAAAAAATATAAATTCCAACACCAGCAACCTTAATTTTCTTGATTAAGGAATCAGGAATTGTTTTAGCAGATGTACGTACATTAAGTAACAATGTAGCTGGCTCAAACTCTCGCCAACCTTCCTCAAAGCCAATAAAATCATGACCCATATAGGCGTCCATGATTTTATTCATTGTTTCAATATCTCCCTCAGATAGATTGAGGAGACACTGTATTTTTATCATTTTGCGATACTCCTCATCGTCCCAACTACCACGAGAAATACCCTCATCTTTCCCAAGTCTATCTAATCCGTACCCCTCAGCTTGATCTACATCCCAATACTTTAAAATGGTTTGTTGTATAGCTAAGTTTTCAACACTATTTGATGCAATCATCTTTAGGAGTTTATAGTTATTACTATCCTCATCCCTTGCATATTGACGAGGCATCCTATCAAGTAATGTCTGCAATCGTTGATTAGACAAGGTTCATCACCTCAATTTTACTCTCATCAGTTTCTGCAACTTCAGGAAATGCAATGGTTACATTATGCGGTTCAAAAGTAACTCCATCTGTTGAAAACTCTACTCGTACATCATCGACTCCATCAATTGATAAAATGCGAGCTTCTGCTTTCGTACAAACAACATCTTTACTCATGCCTACACCAGGATAAAGTTCATCGTTGTATGTTCCGCCAATATATTTAACAATATTAGCAACGGCTAAATCTTCACCGTTTATTGGGAATTGGTTATTTTTTTTGATATATACCCTTACATATACACTGACGGTTGAGGCACGTGTAAAACCTATTTCATGCACAATACCTCTGTTGTCTGTATAAGTAAAAACAGTTGATCCATATGCACGAATTCCTCCGCCCTTTTTACGGAATATAGCCATTGCAATGTCTTCATCTAGGCCACCTAATACCACCGTTTCGAACGAATTTGGAGGCCGACCATCTGCATCTTCAACATTTGTGTCATTTTCAATCACAACAGCAGCACGTACTCCTTCCACGTCATCAAGTACATTCGCTTCAATAGATTCAACACGCCTAGAGCCTAGCTTTCCCAATGATTCGTAATAACGATCTTGTAATTTTTCATCCATTTCTTCATCTTGACCATTAAAAAAAGCATCTTGATTCGTTACCGAATTGATGCCTGATTGAGGATTTACAATAATAGAAATATCATTAGGTTCTACATTACCTATAGCGCCATATTCGAGGGCCTCTACACTTACACGGTAGCTTCCATCTTCAATTGCATCTATGGCCTCTAAAGCTTTAAAATACACATTGTACTTTGTTCGAAATAAATCACCTATATTAATCTTTGCGCCTTTGTCTAAATTGACGATGACCTCACCAGTTGCTTTAGTCCACCGTTTGCGAGTAATTACACGTTTAACATTAGCATCTAATGATGCTCCTTCTGAAGTATCAACAAAGCGAGCATTATAAACTTGTTCGAGTTCCTCATTATCTTCAGCTTTTTGCTGTGCCATCAGATAAATAAATTTTCCTAAAGGAGTACGGTCTGATAGGTCAGCATCCTCACCAAACAATTCTCTTGCTAACTCTTGAATTATCGGTAAGTAATCTGCTGTACGCATTCTTTTAAACCCATATTTGGTTAACAACTGCTTCCCCTCCTATCTCCTTGCCATTTGTAGTACGAACTCTAAAGTTAATAGATAAAAACCTTTTAATACGATTAAATTCATATTCAACACTAAGTACCTCTGCTGTTCGAGGTTCTTGATACAAGCAATCGTGCATAGCTTGTACAATTTCCTTTTTATTCGGTAGTTTTTTTTCGATTACATCTCGTCTAAAGCCATGGTAATCATCAAACATCCATTCTGTTACTCGAGTTCGTAATAATTGCTTATAGTTTTGAATTAACTGGTCATCACCATATACAAGCTCGTTTAGAACCCAATCCCCATTATCGTTATATTTAAGGGTATGCATGGAATCCCCCCATTACACTAAATCAGTAGTTAAATCTTCACCATTAGCAGTGATAGTACCACCAACAAACTCTATATCATCAGCTTCGACTTTAAACTTAGAAGATTTTATACTTATTTCGCCAACTTCATTTATAACTATTTTTGTAGAGAAATCTTTCGTACCAATTACTATGTCATTAGGATGTTCATTTTGTATCGGTGTGTTAAAAAGATTCAGGCCACCTATTATTAGCGCGTCGTTAGCACTAAATGAGCGACTAGCAGCTTCTCCTCCACCAAACATAATGGGATCAATATCAGCTTGTGAGCACACAACGAGCACTTTGTCTCCTTTTTTGTATGGGATTTGAATAGTAAATTGGTCTGTTTGATGAAATGCTATAGGCACATCTAAAATTGGCGTTGCTTCTGGATCATTTTTAGGAAGAACATCAGCTTTATACAAATTCATGTCTACTTCAAGTACTTCGCATATTAGGCATGTATTCATATTCATCAAATTTTCCTCAATGTTTTCACTCACGAATTGTGTCATTGATGTTTTCGTCATACTGGCACCACCTCACATACCGTATAGTACTCTGTTCCAGACGTATCCCCCTTATGCTCACCTTTTGATACACGGAATACTCCACTAACTTTTCTAGATGTAAGTTTAATAATGACATCTGTTGTGATTTTATGATTTAACAACAACTTAATTTTGTAGCCTTTTAACTTTTTCTTCTTCGGACTCTTGGATTTAGACTTTTTCTCATCCTTTACTTCCTCTTCGACTTCCTCCGGTTCATCAATCAAGCCAGTTTCTTTCGATATATCCAGC